CATGGCATATACCATTACCCCCCTCTCAGGGATTGATTTAAACGATACACAAACTGTTGCAGAACAAACAGCAAACGCTGGTTTGGTAACATTTGGCCCACTCGGTGCAGAAGTATTTGCTTCCGATGGTAAGCGTTATGTATGGGCTAAAGCTGGCTCAACTATCGCTGCTTCAACAGCAACTTGCTCTATCAACACTACCACTTTCGTAGCAACTGGTGGCGCTGGCTTATACGCTGGCCCAGCAGTCGCTATGGCTTCAGGTGACTATGGTTGGTTTGGCGCTGCTTCTGTTTAATAGGTTAACCCTTTTAAATTGAATATGTAGTACAACTGGGATTCCCTCAAAAGGGGAGTCCCTTTTATTTTTTTATAAACCCCCAAACTACTTTGGAGAATTAAAAATGGCAATAGAAAGCGATGTTTCAGGTGCAGATGCAAGACTAGCGGTTCAATTCTATAAAAAGTCCCTCAAGCAAGATTTAGCTTCTGACGAAGCTGGCAGACCGATTTTTAAAGAATTCGACTTCGTGCGTATTATGATTCCTGGCGATAATTTGACAGAAATCGACACTTATGCCCAAGAGTCCCATAAACAGCGTTTCCCTCGCCAATGGGCGCATTATCAAAATCAAGTATCAAATCATCAAGACATTATTGGCACACCACTTGAGCAATGGCCACAAATTACTCGTAGCCAAGCTGAAGAATTGCGTGGGCTTAAATTCCATACAGTAGAAGCTATTGCTGACTGCTCTGACCAGCAATTACAGCGTATTGGCATGGTAGCTGGCATGAGTCCTCATAATTTCCGCTTAAAAGCTAAGGCTTTCTTGAATTTAGCTACTGATTCTGCTGAAGTTGCACATAGAGAAGCAGAATTGCAAGCACTTCGTGAAGAAAATGCTAAAATAACCGCAGAAACAGATGCGAAGCTATCCAAAATGCAGGAACAAATGGAAGCGCTACTTGCGGCTGTTGCGGAAAAGAAACCACGCAAACCGAAAGTAGTAGAGGCTTAATATGTCCCAAACGATGCTTCAAATGGTGCAACAGACCGCAGCCGAGTTAAACTTGGCTGTACCTTCTTTTGTTGTCGGCAACACTTCTCAGGATGTACAACAGATTTTAGCCCTGATGAATGGTGCTGGTTATGACTTGCTAAAAGAATATGATTGGCAAGCACTCCAGGTGCAGTATCGTTTTTATACGCAATCTTTTACCGCCAATGCCACAACTGTTAATGGTTCTGCTACATTAACTTTTGAGGCTGGCACAGATTTAAGCAATGTTACAAGCCAATGGCAATTATCAGGCTATAACATTCCTCAAGATACTTATGTTGTAAGTGCTAATAACACGACTAAAGTTGTTGTAATGAGTCAATTTGCTACAGGCAATGGCGTACAGTCAGTAGTATGCGCTCAGACTGCTTATGACCTTCCTGATGACTTTGAAACGATTACAAACCGCACTATGTGGGATAAATCGAAACATTGGGAAATGTTGGGCGCTGAAGATGCACAACAATGGCAATGGCTAAAGTCTGGTTATATCTCTACAGGCCCACGAGTACGCTGGCGTATCTTAGATAATCAATTCTGTATATGGCCTATTATGAATACCCAAGAATACTTGGGATGGGAATATAGGTCAAAAGGTTGGGCGAGAGCCGCAGATAATACAGTAAAAAATAGTTTTACTGCTGACTCAGATACTACAGTTTTGGATGACCGTATTATGGTTTTGTTGACAAAAATGAAGTATTGGGGCATTAAAGGCTTTGATACAACAGTCGTTTCTCAAGATTATCAACGCTATTTATCAGTTGCTAAAGCTAACGATAAAGGTGCGCCTAACTTATCTTTTGCGCCACAACCAAGTAGAGTGCTTATTGGTTACGCTAATATCCCCGATACTGGCTATGGCTCATAATGCTATTACAGCGACCTAAACAAAACTCTGCTACTACTGCTTCTATTCCTGCACCTATTGGCGGTTGGAATGGTAGGGATTCTCTTGCTGAGATGCCTCCTACAGATGCAGTACAAATGGTTAACTTTTACCCTACGCCTAGCGATGTGACATTGCGTAAAGGTTATACCCAAGTATCTATTGTTACTACTTCTACTGGCGCTAAAACAATTTCAAGCATTACACACTCAGGTGTGACAGCAACGGTTACAACTGCTACAGCACATGGTTTAATAGATAACGAATATATTTCTGTTTCTGGCGCTACTCCAAGCGACTACAACGGAGTATTTATGATTAAAGTAACAGGTGCATCAACCTTTACTTACACAATGCTTTCTGTACCAGCTACTAATGCTACTGTAGTGGGTGCTTATACTATTAAAATAAATACCCCAATCCATACACTAATGGATTACCCTACTAATAGCGGTTATAAGCTATTTGGGGCGTGTGGAAACACTATTTATGACTGTAAACCTGCTACTGCGGTGTCTTATTTTACAGGTATTACTAGCGATAAACTGCAATTTGTCAACATTACTAATAGCGCAGGGTCATTTTTAGTAGCTTGTAATGGTGTTGACCCTGTAATGGTCTTTAATGGTACTTCTTGGTTTTTTATTGCCACGACAAGTACAGCGCAAACAATTAGCACAATTACCCATGTAGGTAATGTAGCAACATTAACGACTTCTGCGCCACATGGTTTAGTTAGTAACAATTATGTTACTATTTCTGGCGCTACTGAAGCAGCTTATAACGGCTCTTATGTTATTACAAAAACAGGTGCAAGTACCTTTACTTACACTATGGCAACAACGCCTGCTGCTAACGCTACAGTAGTAGGTACATACACAGTTTTAGGCATTACAGGCGCAGATTCATCAACTTTTATCAATGTAAACCTGTTTAAAAATCGCCTATATTTTACGCAAAAAGACACTCTTGCTTGTTGGTTTTTAGATGTAAATTCTATTGCTGGCGTTGCTTCTCCTCTTTATTTCGGTGGAATTGCACGAAATGGTGGTTATTTGCAAGCAATGGGTACTTGGACATTAGATGCTGGACAAGGCGCTGATGATTATGCTGTGTTTGTAACCAGTATGGGCGAAGTTATTGTATATAACGGCACAGACCCTACTACAGCAGCTACTTGGGCATTAAAAGGCGTATGGCAATTAGGGCAAACTTTTAGTCGTAGGTGCTTCTTTAAATGGGCTGGTGATTTACTTTTACTGACTCAAGATGGTTTAGTACCACTTGCTTCTGCTTTACAATCTAGCCGCCTAGACCCAAGAATTAACTTAACAGACAAGATTTTCTACCCTATTAGTCAAGCTGCTACTAATTACTATGCTAACTTTGGTTGGCAAATTAACTACTTTGCTAGTGAAAATATGCTGATTTTGTCTATTCCTACCGATATAGGTATGGAACAGTATGTAATGCACACCATTACTAAAGCATGGGCAAGATTTACAGGTATCCAAGGCTATTGTTGGGAAGTATCCGGTGATGCTGATATGCACTTTGGTAGCGATGGATTTGTAGGTACTTTGTACTCTTCTTTATCAGATAATGGCGCAAATATTTCTGCAACTGCACAAACAGCTTATTCTTATTTTGAGTCACCAGGGCAATTAAAACGCTTTGTGATGGTAAGACCTATACTTCAGTCTACAGGTGGCGTACCAGCCGTTTTATGCGGTTTAAGCGTAGATTTTGACACTCAATCACAGTTAGGCGCAGTTTCATTTAACCCTGCTACACAATCTGAAGGTATTTGGGATACATCAACTTGGGATGGCAATGTTTGGGGTGGTGGACTTATTACTACTAAAGTATGGCAAGGTGTCACAGGAATTGGTTTTAGTGGCTCTATTAACATTAATGTGGCATCAAGAAACATTGAATTACATTGGGCTAGTACCGACTATATTATGGAAAAAGGTGGTGTCATTTGATTCTTATTAATCAGCAAAGTCTTAAAGACTGGGCTATTAAACATAAGATTCCGACTCCACCTGACGCACATTATGTCGGTCAGGTATTAAATGATGAAATTAGGGCAGTAGTGGTATTTTGCGGTTTTTATGGTAAATCTTGCATGATTCATGTTGGGTCAGAAGGTGAACATTGGGCAAATAAAGACTTTCTTAAAAAGGTCTTTGATTATCCGTTTAACACATTGAAATTAAAGGTTATAATTGGCACAGTTGCAGGGAGTAACAAAAAAGCCCTAAGACTAGACCGACACCTTGGTTTCAAAGATGTTGCTTTTATCCCTGATGCACATGACGATGGGGATTTGGTAATTCTAGAAATGCGCCCAGAATATTGTAAATGGGCATAAGGAGATAGTAATGGGTGCAGG